GCCCAGCCCGTAACCCAGCCATGTAAGCCTGGATGCTGAGTATTCCGGGGCTAGTGGCCCCAGGGCATCGATTACGATATCTCTGGACTGATCGCCGCCCTGGTTCAGTGACCACCTGACCTGGGCGGCAGTTTTGATTGCCTGGGGATCGAGCCTGGATAATCCACCAGGGGATTTAATAACCAGCACCGCCGCAAACAATAAACAGATAAGCCCTGCCCCGATCATCAGCCCCCGATCCCGCCGTAGTAACGAGTAAACAACAGCCGCCGCCATTGTTGACCTGGTAAGCGACCCCGCCAGATAAACAGCCGATGTTATCCAGGCCAACGCCCCGCCCTGGCGGGGAATCATCATAAATAGCCCCAGGCCGATCTCGCCCAGGAGGTAAGCATTAAGCGAAATTCCTGCCGCCCTGGGATGGTGGTATAAATCGAATGGAATCACCAAAGTTTGAATAATCAGCACTAATGCGATTATTTTTCCGAAATCGAAAAATTCGGCTTCACCAGGTGAGCGTACAGCCCATCCAGGCGACCTGGTAATACCACAGCACCCCCTTAAAAACCGATTATTCCGAAATCGGTTCATGGTACGGTTCGCCCAGGTAAGGGTCCCAGCCCAGGCCGAGTAAATCCTCAAAAGGTGGGCAGGGACAATCAAACACATGTAACCGATGAGATTCGCAAACCCAATCATCACATCCACCAGGGCAGGGTCTACTCCATATGGGTTTCATAATCATCTTGTTATTCAGATTCATTTATTTCACTTCCCTGGCAACTGTTACGAAATCGGTTCATTTCACCAGCTGTAAATTGATTGTTTTTCGTAATCGATCGGTTCGGATTTCGTAACGGGGCCAACAAATAACTCGCCAGGACGCTAAACGCCAGCCACCTGAAAAACATCAGGGCTGATATTCCAGGGGCAACCCCGAAAAATACGCCCGGCAAGATAAATACACTGAATAAAACCAGGGATCGTGCTGGCCTGGTTCCATTGGCCCAGGCTATCAATGCCAGGATACCGACCCCGGCATCAGCAACAGGCCACATCGACTCTATCGATCCGACACCGACCAGGATCGCAACAAAGACCCCGACCGATCCCCGGTTACTGAGAATCAGACCAGTCTTTTATCTTGAGCCTGGTATCTCTGCTCGATACTGTTTTTATTCCCATCGTTTTAGCGAAACTCTTAATCTGTTTTATAGATAACTTCGGCATCCCCTCAGTTCCATGTAGATATTGATGCAGGATTCCAGGGGTCACGACTTCTAACTGTTCCTGGTTCACAAGTGCCCCGACCAGGGTGTTAAATTTGGTGAGGTTTTCGGCTTCCTGCCTGGCCCTAAATTCATCGGTATTTAATAGCATCGGGGCCAGGGCATCGATCTTGTGGGTCGTATCCGAGAGGTCGTAGAACCGTTGGGCGCAATGCAACGTCTTGTGCTGAACAATCCCAGGGCCGAGCGGGTGGGCCGCCTGGGTTACTCGTTTATATAGGATCGTGCGTTTTTCTTTTGAATCCTTGCAACTTCGGATTTTACCTATGCCCAGGTGTTCTTCCCGATACGGGCACTTTTCATCATCCCAGGCGTGGCACAGGTTTCGTTCTATGTATTCCCCGGTGCGTTTTTTATATTGGGTCTTTTCGATCCACTTTTTAGCACCTGACCGGGGATCGACCTGGATCGCATAATCGCATTGATCGAGCAGATCACCACTGACCCCAGCCTGGAATTGGGTAGTCCAGATCATCGATAGTCCCTGGTGCCCGGCTTGCATGAGGTTATTGAAGATCAACTGCTGAAAGGCCGAGTTTGACCGCCTGGAATTGAGGATCGCCTTAACTTCATCGACGTATAGCAGGACGCTTTGTAACGCCGCCGGGTCTTGATCTGCCAGGATAGATATATCGGTTATTTCTTCACCAAACGACAAATTGCCCATGTGCAGGACTCGACCCCCGGCCAGGTGGTACTCGTAGGCCATTTTAGAAGCCAGCAGGGTTTTACCCGACCGTTTGCGACCTAGTACACCCATCACCATCGTTTCACCCAGCAGGGTTTCGGCGGGTAGGTTATTTTCGATAACTTGAGGTTCTGTTTCGATCACGATTGCATGTATTCCAGGAGTGAGTTGAACATCGCCACATTAGCCAGTAACAGCCCGGCGATCACCAGCCCGGCAAAGGCTGTTTTTACGACTTCGGGCCGTAGCCCTTTGAAATGGCCTACGTTCAACGCCTCATTGTCGGTTTGCTGGTTCACCATCGCACCCCTGGCAGGGATCGCATAGTCCGGGGGCGGGGTCGAAAACGGGTTATATACAATCGGGTTATCCGGGTTCAATTCATCGATCTAGTATTGCACCTGGCCCCCGACTTTCCAGCGGGCTTCTTTTGGTAGCTTTCGGGCTTCGGTTACGGGCCAAAATTCTTCGACGATCAACACCTGGCCCAGATCATCGAATGGCGGCTTTATACGGCACACCATGACGTAGGTGTTGCGCTGGTCGATATACCAGCCAGCCAGCCCGAACAGTGGAGCCGATAGACCTATGGCAACACCCGCACCGATCCCGCTGGCAAAGCCCAGGGTAACAGCGAACACCAACACGATCACATTAGCCAGCCAGAAGTTAGTTGATCCCAGGACTGATTCCCAGAACCCGCCATGAATCCCATGTGGTAATTGATCGTTTTCAAAAACGTCTACCGGGACAGTTTGAACCATGTCCAGGGGTGCCAGGTGTTCGGATATCTCCCAATGCATCCGGTATATATGCTGGCGTAGTGATGCCGGGGATTTTAACTCTTTTGAACAGTTATTAATCGTGCAGGTCAGGGCCGGGACTTCTGATGAGTTTGGTTTAGCCAATTACCTGTGCCCCCCCGCCCCCGCCTAGTCCTTTTATAAATGCTGGTAAAAATACAGGCAACGCCATTAAGCCCAGGGTTATCACCAGGCCAATGGCAGCAATACCGAATAGTTTTTCGTTTATTCCCTGGGGCGTTTTTTTAGCCGCCAGGCGATTCGATTCGATCTGGGCGATCTTATTCAGTTCTAACATTGTCTCGGCCTGTTCGGTTATGCCAGGCCGCCTGGATCGATAATGCCCGGTCGATCCCACTTTGAAATTGATTGGATACCAGTCAGTGACAGTGAACACCGCCGCCGGGTACTCGACCGCAGGGAGCATCTGCGGCGCAAGGTTGAACAGCCTGGCTTTGGCAACTATTACCTGGGTGCCAGGATCAGCGGCGAACCCCAGGTTATCCCCGACCGCCCAGGTCTGCCCTACTTTCAAAACGGCCTGATCTTCCCTTAGTGTTTTATCTGGACTCTGGATGATGACTTTCAAGACCCAGCCCCCACCAACTTCTGTGCTGATTCTTTACCCCGCCGCATTGCGTTCTGGATGAATGGAACCGCACCCCCGGTTATAACCTGGCCCGCCATGTGGGTGTTGTCAGAATCAACGCCCGCCTGTACCAAAGCGGTTAACACCACCTTACGAAACCCTGGCGTGTAGTCGGCTATCGGAGCAACGTCTTTAGGTAAGGCCGTACCCGTTGATCCGTACAGTTCTAAATCTTCTTCCAGAACTCTCACCATATGCGGGACTTGTTCCTGGTGAATCTTGCCCCGGCGTAACATCCCGAGGAAGCTATCCCCCGTCCCAACATAGATATCCTTTACGTGTTCGGCGAAACTTATCTCGCCCATGCTGTGCTGGCTTGATGCGTTCAGCAGGGCAGCCGCTTCACCCAGCTCGCCGCCCATATAACTATCTGCCATCAGTGTTCACCTCGCGTGTGCGCGGGCGCACGAGCCGCCCGGCCTTGTTCTTAATAGGTAAGAGTGACCT